AGTTAAGAGATCATTTCAAATTTGAAGTCCCAAACGCCAAGTTCATGCCACAATATCGTGGTAGAAACTGGAATGGAGAAATTCATTTATATGATATGCGTTCCAAGCAGATCTATGTTGGACTGCTGGATAAGATTGTAAGTTTTTGCAATAATTACGGATATACTTTTTCTTTCGAGAATAATAAATTCTACGGACAACCCTTTGAAGTAAATGATGAGATATCATTTGAGGGTGTCAAAGGATTTATGAAATCTATTTGTACTCATACTCCACGTCAATACCAAATTGAGGGAGTATACGATGCTTTAAAGCATAATAGAAAGCTATTGATAAGCCCCACTGGGAGCGGCAAATCTCTAATGATTTATTCATTAGTGAGATATTATGTAGACAAAGGACAAAAAATTCTTCTTGTCGTTCCAACGACATCTCTTGTAGAGCAGATGTACAAGGATTTTGAGGACTACGGTTGGGACGCTGAGACATATTGTCATAAGATTTACAGTGGAAGAGAAAAGGACACAAATTGTCCTGTGACAATTACCACCTGGCAATCTATCTATAAGTTAGAGAGATCATGGTTTGAGGAGTATAACGTTGTAGTTGGTGATGAGGCACATCTCTTCAAAAGTAAGTCTCTGATATCAATTATGACTAAACTTCATCACGCTAAGTATAGATTTGGGTTTACAGGTACTTTAGACGGCACACAGACGCATAAATGGGTGTTAGAGGGAGTCTTTGGCCCATCATACAAGGTAACAAGAACTGATGAGTTAATGAAACAAGGGCACTTGTCTGAGTTAGATATTCAGTGTCTTGTTCTTAAGCATGAACCACAAAAGTTTGAAACATATAATGATGAGATTGAATATCTAATCTCTCATGAACAAAGAAATAAATTTATTACTAATCTAACATTAGATCTTAAAGGTAACACCCTTGTGCTTTTTGCAAGAGTCGAAGCACACGGAGAGATACTCTACAATCAGATAAATAATAACAAGCGTGATAACCGTAAGGTATTTTTTGTACATGGTGGTGTAGACGCTGAAGAACGGGAGGTAGTTCGCGAGATCACAGAGCGAGAAAACAACGCTATTATCGTTGCCTCTTATGGAACTTTTAGTACAGGTATCAATATTAAAAACCTCCATAATGTTATCTTTGCCTCTCCAAGTAAGTCCAGAGTCAGAAATCTTCAGAGTATTGGACGAGTTCTTAGAAAAGGAAAGGACAAAGTGAAAGCAACTCTATATGATATTGCGGATGATTGTTCTACAAAAACAAGAAAGAATTATACGTTAAACCATCTCATTGAAAGAATTAAAATCTATAATGAAGAGAACTTTAACTATGATATCATAACCATTCATCTAAAGAAAGCATGATAGAAGATGATTTTTATGCAACAATAAAACTTAAGTCTGGTGAAGAGATCTTCTGTAAAGTAGCAGCAGAAGAAGAATCTGATAGAACTATCTTGGTAGTTTCTAATCCTGTCACCATTAAAGAAGTAAAAGGTAGAATAGGAATAATTGGTTATAAGGTAGAACCTTGGCTAAAAACAACTACTGATGATATGTTCTTTATTAACTTAAATGATGTGTTAACAATGTCTGAATCAAGTGACATTGAAATGATTCTTATGCATCAAGAATACGTAAGGAAAGCAGATAGTGCTCCTAACTCTGGTTCTAGTAATCATAAACTAGATAAGAAGATGGGATATCTTGCTAATGTAAATGATGCAAGAGAGATACTAGAAAAACTCTATAATAGTCCTTCTAATAAAGATTTAAGTAATTAAGCTATAGCTGTCTCTTCAAACCCAACAAAGGTAGTCTACACAAGGTTTAGAGACTTGTCAAGTATATGTCTTAGTGGTATACTTTATACATAATGATGAGATATAGTTATGATACAACCAGGCATGACTAAGAGAAAAAGATCCGAACATTATGTAAATAATAAGGAGTTCCTTGCTGCTCTGATTGCATATCGTGAAGAAAGAGAAATTGCAGAAGCAAAAGGACTTCCAAAACCTATTATTCCCAGGTATATTGGAGAGTGCTTCCTTAAGATCGCAACTCACTTATCATTCAAACCAAACTTCGTGAACTATATGTTCAAGGATGATATGGTTTCTGATGGTATTGAAAACTGTGTGCAGTATATTCACAATTTTAATCCTGAGAAGTCTCAGAATCCCTTTGCATATTTCACACAAATCATTCACTACGCTTTCTTGAGGCGGATTCAAAGAGAGAAGCGTCAGTTAGAAATTAAGAACAAGATTCTGGAGAAGTCTGGGTACAGTGAGGTGTTTGATGATAACAACACCCTTGACGGATCGAATTACAGTGACTATAATTCCATCAAGGACGCTGTTCATTCTAAGCTCCGTTATTAAATTATGATTCACATATGTTTTAATGAAAATCATAAAAACATAAATTCAATTCTAGAATCAGAAATCAGAAAACTTGGAGGAGAAAAAACTAATAAAACGAATTTAAAATGCTATATGACATCGTATGAATGTCATAAATTATCTAAAAGTTTTAAAAATTTTAGGGATTATGTTTTATCGATAATAAAAGATAACTTAAAATGTAAACTAAATCTTTGCATGACAAACATTTGGGGGGCAATTTATAAGAAAGGAGAATATGCAATATCACATGATCATTCGGGCGATAGGTGTGTATTTTCTTTTGTATATTTTGTAAATGTTACTAAAGAATGTTCTCCTCTCATATTTCAAAATATAGAAAAACCTTGGGAAGACAACGATACAATTATAATTCCAGAAAATGGTAAACTTGTAATCTTCGATCCAAAATTGCAACATTATGTTCCCCCTCAAAACGTAGATCATGAAAGAGTCATAATTGCAGGAAATATTGATTCAGAATTATCTCCTCAAAAAATCACTTATCAATGAAAATCGCAATCATCACCGATCAACACTTCGGTGCTCGCAAAAACTCTAAACTCTTCCACAACTATTTTCTAAAATTTTATAATGATATCTTCTTCCCTTATCTGGAAGAACATGGTATCACCACTGTTGTGGACATGGGAGATACCTTTGATAATCGTACTGGTATCAACTTTGGTTCTCTAGCGTGGGCAAAAGACAATTATTATGATCGTCTAGGAATCATGGGCGTTCATGTTCATACGATTGTCGGTAATCACACTGCATATTATAAAAATACAAATGAAGTAAACGCAGTTGATCTTTTACTTCGTGAGTATCATAATGTCTCAGTATACTCTTCTCCCGAAGAAGTGATGTTGGGCAATTTAAAAGTTCTTTTTATACCATGGATCAATGAAGAAAATTCTAAAAGTACTTTCTTATCTATTGAAAATACAGATAGCAAATGCGCGATGGGGCACCTTGAACTACGCGGATTTAGAGCTCATCGCGGATGCGTCATGGAGCATGGTTTTGAGAGCGACTTATTTAAGAAGTTCACCAAGGTGTTCTCGGGACACTACCACACTCGATCAGATGATCAAAAGATCTTCTATCTAGGTAACCCCTATGAGATGTTCTGGAATGATGTTGGAGATACAAGAGGATTTACTATCTTCGATACTGAAACTCTAGAACATACTCATGTTAACAATCCATATCGGATGTTCTACAACATCTATTATGAGGACACTGATCATCAAACTTTTGATGCCAGAGAATATGAGAACAAGATCGTAAAGGTTATTGTTCGTAAAAAATCAAACAGTAAGAAGTTTGAGAAGTTTGTTGATAAGTTGTATGCCGTTGGTGTTGCTGATCTTAAGACTGTAGAAAACTTTGAAGTTGGTGATCCTGAAGAGTTTGAAGCTTTTGAATCTGAGGACACACTTTCTATTTTGAATAGATATATCCAAGAAGCAGAAATCAATCTTGATAAGTCTGTTCTACAAGATATTATGAGAACAACATATCAGGAGGCGTGTGAGTTAATTTAATGTTTATTCTAACTGTAGAGGGAAAGGAAGATAAGGGAGCGTATTCCGTAGTAAATGAAACGGGAGATAAAATTTTGTACCTCTTTGAAGAAGAGGATGACGCTACTCGATATGCTATGCAGTTAGAAGATGAGCATGGATATCCTGAAATGAATATTATTGAAGTAGAAGACGATATAATGCTTAAGACATGCCACATTCACGAGTGTGAGTATGCTATAATTTCCAAGAACGACATCGTAGTGCCGCCAGAGACTGAAGAGTATGATTTTATTTGAAAAAATTCGTTGGAAGAACTTTCTTTCTACGGGTAATCATTGTACTGAAGTCGAATTAAACAAGAATGGTAATACGATGATTATTGGCACCAATGGTGCTGGTAAGTCTACTATTCTTGATGCTCTTACATTCTCTCTTTTTGGTAAGGCATTTCGCAAAATCAACAAACCACAACTGATCAACACAACTAACGAGAAAGATTGTGTTGTAGAAGTTGAGTTTTCTATTAGTAATATTTCTTGGAAAGTTGTTCGTGGCATCAAACCTGCCATTTTCAAGATCTATCGTAATGGTGAAGAACTAAATCAAGACGCTGCAGCACTGGATCAGCAAAAATGGCTGGAGCAGAACGTCTTGAAGATGAATTATAAGTCGTTTACACAGATTGTCATACTTGGAAGCAGCACATTTGTGCCCTTTATGCAGCTTTCAGCGGCAAATCGACGTGATGTTATCGAAGATTTGCTTGATATCAAGATCTTTTCATCCATGAATACCGTGATTAAGAGCAAAATCAGTGCTCTTAAGGACGAAGTTAAGACTCTGACACTCAAAAAAGAGTCTCTGAGTGACAAAGTTGACATGCAAAGTCGTTTTATCGACGAGTTGGAGTCCCAAGGTAAAGAAAATATTGCTAAAAAGAAGGAAAAAGTCTCCGAACAGACAAAACTGATCAGACTTTACAACAAAGAGGTGTCTTTGAACCAAGAAAAGGTACAAAAACAACTTGTAGAGCAAGAAAAAGTGACTGGAGCTACCGAAAAACTCCGCAAAATGAGTGGATTGAGGGGTAAAATCACTCAAAAAGCGTCTACAATCATGAAAGAGCATAAGTTTTTTAACGAAAATACGGTTTGTCCTACCTGTACGCAGTCTATTGAAGAGGATTTTCG